GCGACGACGTGACGCACTTAACACCCAGGGAAGCCCGCACCCTTGGAGGAATGCTTGGCATGAAAGCAATACAGGCCTCTCAAATCGACATTGGCCACCAAGCAGCCTTTGTTTCATCCGAGCTTTCAAGCCGCATGCGAGGACTTGAGCGCGTCATTGATGCGATTGTTGTGCGCGTCCCCGAAGAAGAGTAACAGGACAGCTACCGCCCACTGTTAACACACCCTGTAGAGTTAGACCCCCGCCCCTATTGCCCTGATTATCGCGGCATGACTAAGACCCCCGACACATCAAAGAAAAAGCCTCCCATTGATTGGGAGCGCGTGGAGCTGGACTACCGTGCTGGCGTCAAGAGCCTGCGGGAGATAGCGGAAGGCCGCGGCGTCTCACACGTAACGATTAGCAAGCGAGCGAAGAAGCTGGGATGGACGAGGGATCTATCTAAGAAGATTCAATCGAAAGCAGATGAGTTGGTTAACAGAGCACAGGTTAACAGTGAGGTTAACAGTGTTAGCGATGTTAGCGAGCGGGAGACTATCGACGCCAACGCTCAAGCCATTGCCGAGGTTAAAACGGCACACCGCCGCGACATAAGCCGCTCTCGACGCATTACCCTGGCCTTGCTGGACGAGCTGGAACTACAGACGGGAGCCGAGGTCGTCGCGTTGCTTGAACAGTTGGGCGATGCGATGCGGCAGGAAGACGACCGAGGCCGGGACAGTCTCAACGACCTGTATCAGAAAGTGGTGAGCCTACCTGGCCGTGCCAAGACGATGAAGGACTTGGGCGAGTCACTGCGCGTGATGGTTACGCTTGAGCGTCAGGCGTATGGACTGGACGACAAGGACACCGTGCCCACCGATGGCTTGACCACGCTGTTGGATAGCATTTCGACACAGAACGGCAACGGCTTCGTGCCCGTCGTTGACGATCCAGAGCAAGAAGATGAGCCGAAAGACAGCGCATTGCCCATGTCAGCTGATGGAGAGGGTTGACCTTGGCCGTCACTACGCACGAAAGCCCACTGATTGAGCTGCCGAGGGACGCTAACGAGCTGGCCCGCTGCCTTGCTGACCCTGAATGGCGACTGTTCTCCGGTTGCCTGTACAAGATCATGGTGAAGGGCGACGACGAAGAATCCGATTCGTTTGTCATGCCGTTTGCGCCCAACGAAGCACAGAAGCGGTTTATTCGCCGGCTATGGCACCGCAATCTGATTCTAAAGGCCCGACAGCTGGGTTTCACGACGCTCATAGCCGTTGTTTGGCTGGATCATGCCCTGTTCAATGGCAACCAGCGCTGCGGCATCATTGCGCAAGACCGCGAAGCGGTGGAGACAATCTTTCGGGACAAGGTGAAGTTTGCTTACGAGAATCTTCCCCCGGAGATACGCGAGCGCTTCACCCTGGCCCGGGACAGCGCCGTGGAGTTGCTGTTCGCCCACAACAACAGTTCCGTGCGCGTTGCTACGTCCATGCGCTCAGGCACGATTCACAGGCTCCACATATCCGAGTTCGGCAAGATCTGTGCGAACCATCCCGACAAGGCCCGCGAAGTAATCACCGGTTCTATTCCCGCTGTGCCCACTAATGGCGTCACGGTCATTGAATCCACGGCAGAGGGCAGGGACGGCGAGTTCTTCCGCATGGTGGGCATTGCCGAGAAGAATCACGCCAGCAAGAAGCAGCTAACCTCCCGCGATTACCGGCTTCACTTCTATGCGTGGTGGATGGAGCCCCGCTATCGGATGGATTCGCGCACTGTGACAGTCATACAGAAAGACCATGAGCACTTTGATCTGATCGAACGGCGCGCACACGAGGATATGGGCGTTGATATGACGCTCGACCCGGATCAACGCGCTTGGTACGTGGCTACCCGGGACGCCGATTTCAGTGGTGCCGAGGAAAAGATGTGGCAGGAGTACCCGTCATTCCCCGCCGAAGCCTTCCAGGTAAGCACCGAGGGCAACTACTACGCCAAAGATATGCTCGCCATGCGCAAGCGGCAGGGCATTACCCGTGTTCCAACGCTGGATCTACCGGTTAACACATTTTGGGACATTGGCCGTTCGGATGGCTGCGCTATCTGGTTTCACCAAGAGCTGAACGGCGAGGACAGGTTTGTTGGCTACTACGAGGCCCACGACGAAGACCTGCGGCACTACGTCTCACAGCTAAAGGGCAAGGGATACGTGTTCGGCACTCATTACCTACCGCACGACGCCGAGCACAAGCGCTTATCCGACTACAACAAATCCACCATGGAGCAGTTGCAAGAGCTGTTACCTGGCGAGCGCTTCCGGATTGTTCCCCGCATCACCGAGCTTATGACCGGTATCTACTCCACTCGCAAGCACATGAAGGGCTGCTACATAGATGAGGCCGAGTGTGAGCTGGGTATCAAACGGATGGAAGGCTACAAGAAGAAGTACAGCAGGGCAGAGGTCAGGCACATCGACCAGCCGGACAAGAGCAATGGTTGCACGGAAGGGGCCGACTCTTTCCGTCAATGGGCACAAGCCAAAGAGCTGGGAATGCTGAACTCCCGCAACGACGACTACACCGAAGCAGAAGCGCCGGACTGGCGACTATGAGGACGACCATGCAATCAAATATGAAACAGGTGCCGGACGATGGCATGAGCGAGGAAATGAAGCTGCTTTCGGCGATGCAGGGGCAGCACGGGCAGCGGGATACGCACAGCATGGAGCAGCCAGTCGCGCAGGGAGCGTCAGATAAGCCGAAAGACGAGAAGGGCGTACCCGAGCTCACGTATGAGGAATACAGCGATATATTCAGCGAGATAGAGGAACAGCCCCACTGGCGTTTCATTGCAGATAAGGAAATGGACTACGCCGATGGCAATCAGCTGGACAGCGCACTACTCCAACGGCAGGCAGAGCTGGGCATTCCACCGGCTATTGAGGATCTGATAGGCCCATCACTGCTTTCGATCCAAGGCTACGAGTCTATGTCACGCACTGACTGGCGTGTGACACCGAACGGCGAGACAGGTGGGAAGGACGTTGCCGACGCTCTGAACTACAAGCTGAATCAGGCCGAAAGGCAGAGTAAGGCCGACCGTGCGTGTTCGGAAGCGTTCAGGCCGCAGATTGCGGTAGGTGTGGGCTTTGTGGAGGTTAAGCGGAATAACGACCCGTTCAAATTCCCCTATCGCTGTGCCGGGATACACCGCAACGAGATTCATTGGGATATGAAGGCGCGTGAATCAGACCTGTCCGATGCGCGGTGGTTGCGCCGGCAGCGTTGGCTGACACCCGAGCGACTGAAGCTCACCTTCCCCAAGCACAAGGAGCTTATTAAGCAGCTCTCAGCCCATGGCGCCAACTGGTGGTCAGAGTTGGATTCGGCAACGCTGGATGGCGGTATGAGTACCGGGTTACAGAACGCATGGAACGAGGCCAGGGCATGGACGCACCAAGAAGACCGCTGGTACAACCAGTCAACCAAGGAAATGTGTGTCTCTGAATTGTGGTACCGGCGATGGATGAACGTCTCGGTCATTAAGACACCGGACGGCAGGGCAGTTGAGTACGACGAGAACAACCTGAATCACGCCGTTGCTGTAGCCAGTGGCGCAACCAAGCCCCTGCAAGCAACCGTGGCGCGGGTTCGCCGTGCGTACTGGTTAGGCCCGCACTTGCTGAACGACAGCGCGAGCCCTTACCCGCACCGGCATTTCCCCTACGTGCCGTTTTGGGGATTCAGTGAGGACAACACCGGCATACCTTACGGCTACGTTCGCGGCATGAAGTACGCGCAGGACAGTCTGAACAGTGGTCAGAGCAAGTTGCGCTGGGGTATGAGCGTTACCCGTGTTGAGCGTACCAAGGGCGCAGTGGCTATGTCAGACGCTCAGTTGCGCAGTCAGGTAGCCAGACCGGATGCCGATGTTGTGCTGGACGCCGACCACATGGCCCGACCGGGCGCACGGTTTGAGGTTAAGCGCGATTACCAGCTGACCGACCAGCATTACCAGATGCTACAGGACAACCGGCAGACGATTGAGCGTACCAGCACTGTCACCGCCGGCTTTCAAGGTAAACCAGGCTCCGCTACGTCCGGTTTGCAGGAGCAGACCCAGGTGGAGCAGAGCAACCAGAGCCTTGCCCGCATCATGGACAACTTTCGCGAAGGCCGGACGATGGTTGGCGAATTGCTTATGGCCATGATTGTCGAGGATCTTGGTAAAGAGGAACAAACCATCATCATTGAAGGCGATGCGGTCAGGGAAGATAGATCTGTATCCATCAACAAGCCGGAGGAAGACCCCGAGACAGGGGCTAAGTATCTGTCCAACGACCTGCAACGCACCATGCTTAAGGTAGCGCTTGAAGACGTACCAAGCACTTCCAGCTATCGCGGCCAGCAGCTCAGCTCAATGTCCGAGGCCATTAAGTCTCTGCCGCCCGAGTATCAGGCCGCTGTTACGCCGTTCTTGGTAAGCCTGATGGACGTACCGTTCAAGCGCGATGTAGTCGAGGCAATCAAGGGTGTGCAGCAGCAGGCAACACCGGAGGAAACCGAGCAGAAGATTAAGGACGCTGTGAAGGATGCACTTGCGAAGGCCAATACCGACCTCAAAGAGCGCGAGCTGGACATTAAGGAGCGCAAGGCTGACAGCGAGGTGAAAAACCTTGACGCGAAGGCCGTGCAAGTTGGCGTACAAGCTGCGTTCTCTGCCATGCAAGCAGGCGCTCAGGTAGCCGAACAACCGATGATTGCACCGATAGCCGATGCGGTTATGCAGGGTGCCGGCTATCAGCGACCGAATCCGGCTGGGCAAGACCCCAACTTCCCGGTACCGGAGCAGGGTTTACCGCAAGAGCAGGGAGGTTTACCACCGGAGCAGCAACCAATACAACCGGAGCAAGGAAACTTACCACCGGAGCAGGGCGCCATACCACCGGAGCAGATGGCACCCGAGCAGCCTGCGCAAGATAGTGACTTGTCACAGGTGAATAAAAACACCAGCCCCGGCTTTCCACCAATACCGGAAACTCCCGAGGCGGGCATGAACGGCATAGAGACGCCGAGCACTGACGACAATCTGCCAGACGGTAGCCTTTAAACGGAATACCTAAGCGCTGGGTACCGGCACACGTCGGCCCAGCGAAACCCTCCCACTCCCCGCAAGCCCTAGATCCCTACCCCCTGTAGGGCTGGAAGCAACACCACCCCAGCAATAACCTCGCCTACAAGGCTGATGCAAAAGTATCAGCCCGATGTGGGCAATTTGCCCGTTCTGAACACCCAAGCGGCTACGGCGATATGTGGCGGGGACAGAGCAGCGATGAATACAAAGCAAGACGAGTTTTTCCAGTCACTTGGCGATAACGAGATGACACCGGAGCAGGCCGCTCAGTTACTTGATATGAGCGGTGAGGGCGATACCGGCACACCAGAGCCGGAAACAGGAAGCAATGCGCCCGATTCTTCCACTGACACCGGTACCGGCGAAGCAGCTACAACCGAGCAGACCGCAACCGATGGCGATAAGCAGGAGCCAGTGGAAGGGGATAACCCGACCTTACTGGCGAAGGATGGCAAGCACACCATTCCCTACGAAAAGCTATCTGAGGCCCGCGAAAGCGAGCAGCACTGGAAGGCACAGGCAGACGCAGCGCAGCAGAAGTTGGACGACCTTGAGGCGAAAGCCCAAGAGCGGGCCACCGCAGGCGAGGCACCGACCGACGCCGACCAGAATGCCGAAATGGCACAAGCGGCCATGGATGAGGGCGTAGACCCGGGGATCTTTGGAGATTTCACGGAGGCAGATCTAGCCAAAGGCGTGAATACGCTGATTGACAGCAAGGTCGACGCAAAGCTCGACGCAAAGCTTAAACAGTTTTCTGAGCAGCAAAGCGAAAAGCAGACCGAGCAAACAGCCAGTGAAAAGCACTTCGGATCAATCTACGAGGCGCACCCGGATGCTGACTCGATAGGCGAGAGCAAGGAACTAAGCGACTGGATCAGTTCACAGCCGTCGCACGTTCAGGTTGGCGTTAATAGCGTTCTGGACGGAGGCAGTGCGGAGCAAGTCATTGAGTTGTTCGACACATTCAAGAAAGCAACTGGAAATGCACAGCAGCACTCTGAATCGTCGGGAGACGTGAAGGCCGCTGCACAAGCCGCAATCAACAATGCCGAGGCTCCCGTACCGAACAGTCTGTCAGACATACCTGGCGGGCGACCCAGTGCGGCATCACCGGACGAACAGATGGCGGATATGGAGGGGAAGGACTTGCTTGACCGGATGCAAGAGATGGAACCGGAAAAGATTGACTCCCTCCTGAACAAACTCATTTAACGAACTACCGGAGGGCAATCATGCCTGCGAATAAGACACACGCCCGTTACGGCGACCAGAAGAACATGATCCAACAGGCGGTTGGATTGTTCGCAACCCACATGCAGCGCAATACCACGCTGAACCGCCTCACGGGCAAAATGCCTAAAGGTGAGGCTAGCGCAGCGGCTACATTGCGTAAGCAGACATCCCAGCACATGCCCATTGTCCGTTGTCAGGATTTGGGCAAAGGACGGGGTGATGAGGTTTCATTTCACCTGCTTAACCCTGTAGGCGCAAAGCCCATCATGGGTAGCCGTTACGCGGAAGGTCGCGGTACTGGCATGAGCATCAGTGAAGACCGCTTGCGTGTGGATCAGGCGCGATTCCCTCTGGATCTTGGCGATGCCATGACCAGCATCCGTTCACCTGTTGAGTTCCGAGCTCTCGGGCGACCAGCTGCGCAAGGACTCATGGATCGGTACATCGACCAATCCCTGGTCGTTCACATGGCCGGCGCACGAGGCTTTCACAACAACATCGAATGGGTAGTGCCTACTACTGCGGATCGTGAGTTTGAATCCATCATGGTCAACCGCGTGAAGGCTCCCACCAAGAACCGGCATTACATTGCCGACAATGGCGGCGGCATTACCGGGTTCGCTCAAACTGCTGGTGAAATCAACCTGACAACCGGTGATGGCATGGATATGGACGTGATCGACGCCATCCGTACCACCATGGATCAGATTGCTCTACCGCCTCCCGTTGTGAAGTTTGAAGGCGACAAGGCCGCTGACGACTCGCCATTGCGCGTGATGATGGTATCGCCGGCTCAGTACAGCTCGTTTGCGACTGACCCTACCTTCCGTCAAATGCAGGCGTCCTCACTGGCCCGGGCGAACCAGGCTAATCAGCACCCGCTGTTCCTTGGTGAAGCCGGCCTTTGGAACGGTATTCTTATCATCAAAATGCCGAAGCCTATCCGCTTCTACGCAGGTGATGAGATCAAATACTGTGCGTCCACGAGCAGCGAAGAAGAATCCAGCTGTAAGGTTCCTGATTCCTTCGGTGAGAACTTCGCCGTCGATCGGGCTCTGTTGCTTGGTGGTCAGGCTGTTGCCGAGGCACTGGCGGCGCACAAGCGCAGTGGTATCCCGTTCTTCTGGTCTGAGAAAGAGCTGGATCACGACGATAAGGTTGAATTGCTGCTTGGCTCCATCCGAGGCGTTTCCAAGATCCGCTTTGACGTGGATACCGGCGCGGGCAATGAAATCACCGACTACGGTGTGACCGCTATCGACACGGCCGTGCCTATTATTGGCGCGCGCAAGTAATCTATTGCGCTTGTAAGTAATTCAGGGGGTTAGCGAGGTGCTGGCCCTTTGAATCAAGACCCAAAGCAGGAGGCCTATCATGGCTAAAGTAGCAGTCAATCAGTATCACAACCGGCAGTTTGGTGGCGTAACGCCCTTTGGCAACGTCACTTCTCTGCACTACGACCTCAAAACCGACGAGACGGGCGCGCCGGCTAACTCAGATTCAACCGTTGCGCTGGCCACGGGTGACGTTATCGACCTTGGCCCACTACCGGAAGGTATGCAGCTGGAAGACGCGAGCTTGTTCGTCACGACCGGCATGACCGCGACGGCGACCGGCAAGCTAGGTTTTGTCTATGAGGACGGCGAGGATTCCACCGCTGTACCGC